ATAACTTCTGATACGTCGGCTGCTTTTTCTAGAACTTCGGCAGAAGCGTCTGCTACTGCATCTGCAGGAGCTTCTTCAACAGCTGGTGCTTCCTCTGCGGGAGCAACTGCTGCTGTGTCTTCTACGGCTGCTTCTGGTGCTACTGCATCTTCTGCAACTACGTTTTCTGTATTCTCTGACACTTCTTTACCTCCTTCTATGTCTGCCTGTTTTGCAATTTGTGTTTCAGGCATGGACAATCTTGACTTTTTGTGTAAATCAAGAATCTTATCTATTTCTTTTGCTTTGTTAACATCGTTTGACTCTACCCAACCGATCAATGTTGCAGGCTTACCTGTAACTGGGGAATCATAAGATGATTCTGTTGATACAAATACTGAATCACTGTCTGCACAGTAAAAAATATTTTCTGCTACAACTTCTGTTGCCATTCCTTTAAATACTAGCTGACCGTTCATCTTCTGAACAGACAAGATGTTGCATAGCTCATTTGCTGGTGAGTCAACTACTGACAACTCCATCAATGAGTATTCTTTAATAAAGCGAACTGTTTTACCAGTTGACTTGTTAACTTCGTTTTCTGAATCTACAATCTTTCCGCCGATTGAGAATCCTGCTAGAGTACCATCAAGAATCTTTTCCCAAGTATCTTGTGCACCCTTTGAAATGTATGCATCTACATAAACGCCATTGTAAAATTCTTTTGTTGCTGGGTCATAAAATGTTTCTGGTCTAAATGAAACCATCTTACCAACTGCATTTGATCCATGCATCTCACGTATGTTGCCACGGAAATTTTCAAATGCTTTTAGACTTGCTTCTGCTGAAACAACGTCGCCTGTTTGATCTAAGTTATCGAGTGTCGCAAAACCAGAGACGGTGCGCTTTTCACGATTGACTTTAGTGAATGGCACAGATAAACTGATGTTATCGCCATGTGAAGACCACAAAGATTTTTCAATATTCATATGCTTAATTTTATAGCGTTATTCACTATAACGCAAATAATGGTTGAGTAGGGCTAGTCGACTTGTCGTCCGTCGCCCTGAGCATTTCTGCCTTCCCCAGAAATATCTGGTGAATTTGCAGACCTTTCGGAATCTCTAGTTCTAGTTTGGCCAGCCTGTGCCCTAACTTCTGCCTGGGCCTGTGGCTTTAATTCTACAACTTTATCTCCACCTTCAAGTGGGACCATGCCCATTCTAATTCTAATTTCATTAGGGGTAACTACCTGCATTCTTAAATATCTCTCATCGATCTTAGATTGAGTATCTTCATCGGTTAGGGTCAATTCATTGAATTTAAGTAATAGGGCATCGGTCATTTCCTGAATAATCTTATTTAATTTCTTTTCTAAATTCATTTGAGCTGGACGACATACTTGCTCTCTAAATGTCTTATCGGCATCTCTTGCCACCGCCAAATTAACTCCTTCTGGAGTTCCAATTTTATTAATTGGTACACGGTGAGATAATAGAATTTCATCTCTATTAGATTTACGATACACGTTAAATGAAGACTCTTGAGTTCCTGCCTCAATTGGCTCCATCTTAAATTCAACCTTTGAGTCTGGTGAATCTGGTGGAAGAGGGATATATAAAGATCTATGATTCTTGCCTCTTAGTCCAACCTGGAAGAACTCTAGAAGCTTACGCTCTGATTCTGTAGATAACTTAGCACCCTTTACAGTGATAATATATCTTGGGACCGCCTTGTTTTCGAAGTAGTCAAGGTTGTACTTGCCAGCGAATTCGTTTCCTGCCATTGCATTCTGTGATGCAATAATATCTGGGATACCATAATAGTTATTTGTTGGAGTATACTTCTTTAAATGAATAATCTCATTTGGTCTTTCTAGTCCGCCATCAATCGGATTTGGTGTGTCTTGATCTCCAAAGTTACGGAAATAAACAGCTTTGCCATAAAGCAATTGAATAAAGCCATCACGCAAACGGCGAACTCGCATAGTCTTTGCTGGTATATGTCCGATATATCCAATCTTACCTGCTGAGGTTCTACCAATTTCAAGGTAGCCATTACCTGTGGCCTCAACATCTGTGTAGGCCTTGATTAAAGTTTCAGTAAATGTTTCTTCTTCATTGCATTCCTCTAGCCAATCATATAAATCTTGGCGAAGTCGATTTAGTTTACGACGTGCACGTTCCAGTGCTTTATCGTCTGTAATGTTATCAAACGCTTCTTGTGTTTTTCTTGTCTCAACAAAGTCGTGGCCTAAGCCAACGATATTGGAAACTTTAGCATTAATTGCTGCATAGTTGTATGGTGAAATTTCATAAATCTGTGAAAGATAATCTAAGTTATATGGTGGCTCAATAAGATCAAACATTGCGTAGCCAGTAATAGCTTGTGCAAGGAGGTTCTGTTGTGTTTCTGTTCCGTCAATTCCTTGGAAACGCTTTTGCAAATCTCTGTTCATCTTGCGACGGAATGAAGCGCCTAATCCAGACACCTTTGTTAAATCTTCTCCCTGAATTTTAAATGGGTCATTGCTCTTTGATTCCACTGGGGTATTAAATCTCATCCAATCTGCAACATTGGAAATTGATACTTCTTCTCCGCCTTCATCATCAATAAACTCTATCATCTTGTCCCCCCATTTTTAAGAGCCTTCATCTGGTCTTTATATTCACCAATATCCAAAGGATCTGGTGTGAGTCCCCACTTTAATCTTGTTTGCTGTTCTTCAAATTCTTCGTCGTTGATTTTTCGTTTACCCATAAGAAATTTAGGCCCGCCCTCATATATACCGTATGAGCGAACTTCTCTAGCCAAAGCATCGATTCTGGATCTATTTCCTTTTTTGGACGTGATCGAAAGAAAGTTTCCATCATCATCTCCTATCCAGCGTCCGTCTGGCATTTCCCAGACATATACTCCAAGAGTTGTTTCGTCCTCATTGAACTTGGCGCCCATTCTTTTAATATCCATAGGTTTTTATTTTACCATTCTTTACTATCTAAGTCCAGCTTTTTGTCAAGGTAGGTGACAAATTTATACGCTTTGCACCACAACCCAGTCATTATCATAATATACTGGAGCTAATTCTGTCATGTCTATGACTGGATCGGTGGTTGAAGAAGACGGTCTTCCACAATATAAATCGAAATGGGTATCTACCATTTCCTCAGTAAGAGATCTATTATATATTGCAATATTGTTATATAGATTATCTGGTCCGCCTGAAGTTTCATAATTAAATTGAAGGGATCCAGTTACTGATGCTGAAAATACTAAAACAATATGATGTGGCTCTCCTGCCACCAGGAAATTGCTTATATTGGTCTGTGAGGTCTTATCTACCCCATTGACGTAAACCTTGCTTATAGAGGCCTTAGAGACCGTTCCAGACCCATTCCAGGCGTACTTGGTGCTGGTTGTTGTATCATAGAATAAAGTATTTGCTCCAGTTGTTTTAGGAGTAAAAAACATCTCTACTGTATTTATATCTAATTCAGTATTGATATCAAATCCATATCCTGAAGCAGGCCTAATTCCATTATTATAATGTCTAAGAAGCGGGGAATAATTTAAAGACCCTATGGCAAATTGATCATCTGACTCAATATAGCTATTAAAGTTATCGGCATATATTCTAGTCTGGCTATAAAACTTAATTGAGAAATGCGATAGTCTTGGCAAGAATTTGCTAGCATCTGTAGTAGTCATGGTAATTCTAATATATAGAAGCCCATTTGTATCAAAGCTTCCTTTTTTATATTGTGGAATTGCCTCTCCATTTACGCAAGGAAGGTATATTGTTCCGTCTATACTGGTTTCAACTGATATGCCTAATTCATTCCGCCACTCAATTTTAGAGTTTGTGAATCCTGACTCCGTTGGAACAAATAAAAAGTCATTGATAGTAAAAGACTTCGACTGGGCTGTATCTGTTGGAATAAATCCTATATATTTACCCTTATCATCATAGTATGTATTTGATTCTATAAAGCTATCCCATGTAGCATCTACTCCATAGGTATAGCTGAAATCTATTCTATTTGTTCTATCTGAACATGAAAATAATGTTCCTTCTTCTGGGTTCACTACATGTATTGGCTGTATGTAATAATTGGCATCATTGTAATGTCTTGTAATTGCCGCTGAATTTAATCCATATCGATATACTGCTGGAGCATCTACTATAAAAGAATCTTCAGAGTCAGATGTTGGACCTATCTGTAGGTCAAATGCTGTATTTGTAAATTTAAAATTAGGATCTAGAGTTTTAGTTGCAACCTGAGTTCCGTCAATATATAGAGAAATAGAATTTACTGAATATATACCTACGACATGTATTGTTTTCTTAGTATATGTTACTGCCCACC